CTTAAGACGGCAGTGGCCGAACAATTCCATGTGATGGAGAAAAGTGAGGGTGGGAAGTCGAGGCCAGTAGTAAAAACAAGCAACGAGTCCAACAGGAAAATGGACTTCCTATCCGAAGTAGTTGAGAAAGGACTGTACGGGTCAAGATTCAGTACTCTGTACGCTGGAACCGCTGGGAACGACGCCATAGATTTGGAGTTAGTAGAGCTGACAAGGGATCGGAACTATATAAAAGTCCCGCTAGATCAGAAGAACTTCGATCAGCACCAGAGTATGATCACTATCCAGGCGGTCATGGGGGCCATAGGGGATCATATGAGTCAACAAGATATCCCCCAGGAGTATATGGAAGTCTGGGAGGCACTATGGGATAGCGTCTTTGTCATAGGGGGCACTGTTACCGTGGGCAAGGTGAAGTTTCCTTGGAGGAATGGCCTGCCGAGTGGTTGGCGCTGGACAGCTTTTCTAGACACGATGTTGAATCTGGCGAGCTGTAGGGTTATCCAGAGGGTGGTGGAGGCGATGAGGGGGAAACCCTGTATTATGAAGAACCTGACAGTACAAGGGGACGACGTGATCTTTGGATGTGATTCGCTGCTAGCCGTACGGTTAGTTATGGCTAGTTATATTAAGATAGGGTATGAGATACACCCAATGAAAACTTTCCTATCGGATCACAGGGGTGAATTTCTGCGGCGTAGCTACGAATTGATCGGGATTACTGGCTACAACACAAGAACGTTGCTGTCAATACGCTTCATGAATCCCATCCGTGACGCACCAATCCTACCGGTGGAGCGGCTCTACTCCAGGCTGAACATCTGGCACCTCTTAGGGCTCCGAAGCGGCAATGAGCCAGAGTGCGGGCGGTTAGCCATTGAGGATGCTGTCGACGCGGGTTTGGACCGTAAGTGGGTGGTCAGATTTTTTATGACTCCTAACTGCGCAGGGGGAGCCGGTGTTGACCACGAGTCCCGGTTTGCTACATGGTTTCGGAGGGAATGGGACAATAAGTGGGCAAATATAGTGGTGGCTCGGGAAACGAAGGAAGTGCTACCGAAACTCGGACACTGGGAAAGACGTCTGCGGGAGCGAAGTGTGGTCCTAGACGAAATCGCGATGAAGGAGTTCAGGTTGAACATCGCCAGGACGTGGGGCATTAAGGAGAGCAGGCTGTACGGAGAATGCTCATACGAGTGGAAGGAAATCGAGAAAGTGCAACCACGCTTCCACGGACAGGAGTCCAACCCTGTCCTGAAAAACGACGATCTGTGGCGCTTAGACGATGTTCCGGTGCTAGTTCGGGGCCTATACCAACGCTCACTCATTAGAGGAGGGGACTGGAAGCCTCGGGTTAAAGACACCGCTGTACCGGAGCTAGAGTCGTATGCGAAACGTATGAGTAAAACTGTTTTCTCCGATTATTTGCTGGGTAGTATCAAGGCCCCTTCGCCGATCGTAGACAGGGTGGGGGTCAAGTATGGAGCTCAATTTAAGAACAAAGCTCAAAACCATATCCTACGTATCCTCGGGATGTACGACGTAGGATTGAAAAAACTAACGGAAGGCCTCTACTGGATAGAGCTATGGACGACGAAGCATATGAGGGAAATAGCCCGCCATATGCTCGCAGGCTTGTAGATGGAGTGATACCACAACAGTGCTCCCGTCAAGGGCTGGAGTACAGGCTCGAGGAGAGAGCCTACACTAGGATGATGGGATGATGTCGGTAGTCCCGGACGAAACTACCGGCCCACAACCAGGTGGATTGATCCAACCCCGGATATGATTTCTACCAAGGTGCTTTACGCAGCGGCTAGGGGTCTCTTATCGGTT